GCAATGGTGGGCCGTGAAGGATTCGAACCTTCGACCAAAAGATTAAAAGTCACAGGACAATTGCATTACTTTCAATGCGTTACGCCGATATTCGTTCCGCTACAGTCTTCGAAACTGACACTTGAAAGCCTTGGGCCGCAAAGGCCCCGGAGATTTTGCGGAACGGATTTCCAACCCATCCAGCAGCCTCAACAAGGGCTATCCCATCCATCCGAATGGCGGATCCTGGCCCGCCTTGGCCAGCCGATTGCCCCGAACCTTTTCCTGCCAGGCCCGGATCAAGGCCACGTCCTCGCGCAACCTCGCCTCGTGCCTGACCACCCATTGTTCGGCGCCGGCCCGGCCCTGCGCGTAGCTGCTGCACCAGCGGAACGGTCCTCCCGGGCCATGCCGGTGCCGGTCCAGCGAGGCAATCCAGATGCCATCGTTCACCCGTTCAGCCATGGCCACCACCCACACCCCATGGCAGGCGATCACAGTCGGGGTGTCATTCGGGTGGCTGGCCGACCTAGTCGTCCAGTAGAAGTCGGCGGGGAGCGGCATGGCCGGAAGAATACGACCGACCGTCGCAGATCCTGCGAACGTGGCGGTGACCTGCCTGAATCGTTCGGGATGGGCGCCGGCGCGGCGCTGCTCAAGCGCCCCCGGGTTGAGCTGCCTGCGGCCCCGGATCCGGCATGGTCAGGATGCCCGCCCACTCGGCTCCGCGCTATCGGGCAAATGCCCACTGACGTTCGGGGATCTCCCTACACCGCCAGCTGGTGCCCAGAGAACGGGTGCACCTTCGCGACCATTCGCCGACGGATGGTGAATGTCGGGTGAAACTCCCAATCTCGCAGCTACCTAAGCCCGCATTCGGTCGAGTAGCCTCGTATCTCCATCAACCATTGGACACCGCCATGCCAATGACTGCATTCGCACTTGCTGCTGCACTTTCTGGTTTGCCAGACATCAATTGGGAAAGAGATCGTGCTGAGGACGCGCATGAGCTCACTCTTTGCCAGATCCATCGTGATCAGCTCAGTAAGAGAAGAGATATGGGTAAAGATGAACGGCACGCGCGCGCCACTGCGATCTGCGACATGCTCGCCCGCGAGTACCTGGAAAAATGGGACTTCGACCAACAGGATGCTCTCGCCGCATCGGCCATAGATTTCGATGAAGCTATTCGACGCGGATACGGAGTTGAGGTGCAGCCAACGCCCGAAGAACTCAAGCAATTCGATTTGCGTTGATTGACTAGACGGCCGCGGGTATAGCTACATCATCCGCGGCTGTCTATGCTCCCCCATTCAAGCGCTCCTACCGAATCAGCAGCGCGGCAAACTTCCGCTGAACAACCGCGAGGATCTGCTGCAGCCCATGGCATAGCGTTCCACCGAAGCACTACAGAACCTCAGGCTGGACGCTGCATGTAATCCGCAGAAATTAGGCCGAAGTTCAATGGCCGGTCACGTCGATCAGCACGAAGTGGCCCGATGCGCTGAACTGTGTCGCATTGTCGGACTGCGGAATCAGGGCAGTCGCACCGGCATAGTAGAAGCGCCCCGAACCCGCTGCACCGGTCCCGTCCCCCTGCGGCCCGGTCAGCCGGAAGCCCACGCCGCGCTCAATCCGCTGACACGAACGAGACGAGATCACCGCGTAGCGTCTGCCAGCCGGGACCTGCATATAGGCACCCTCAGCCGCTCCGAACGGGGCAGTTGTGACACCCACGATGCGAAGGGGCTTCGCCCAGGAAGCGAAGGCCAGCTCGCCGGTGTGCTCTCGGTAGACCTCGATGCCGGTCTTGCCCGGCGTTCCAGTCACAACCGAGTCGTATACCCACACCGTGCCGAACACAATCGATGAGCCCGTGTAGGCCGACACTCGCCAGTTGTTGCCGCCGAGGTTGGTCAGAATCACGCTGAGCCCGAAGTTGTTGTTCGGACCGGTGACCGCAACCACGGGGCTCTTGGCCTGGAAGTCACGCGTGACGTACCGGGTTACTACGATCCCAGACACCTGGTACGCAACGGCGCCAGCTTCGTTGATATCGAACTTGTGGCGCAGATGGAAGTTGAGCAGATCGCTTCGGACCTGCACCGTTCCAGATGGGGTGTATGCCTCAAACCCTCCTATTAGCATTTCAGTGCACCCCGTAAAGGACAGTTGCCGGAACCAGGGAGAAGACTGGTTGCCCGTTGCCATCCACATCCGTTCCCCAATACACCCGGCCATCCGAGTACCAAACGGTTGGGGTGCGGCCAGGCTGCGCCGGAGGCGGCACCACGTAGAAGAGAAAATCCCCTGGTGGCAGTGGCCCAACCCAGGTCGAATTACCGTGCACGGCGTCGGTCTGAACCGTGCCGATGAACAGCCCCAAGCGGGTCGTGTAGTCAATCTCCAGCGACCCGTCAGGATTGAAGGTCTGGATGCCTGCAGGCATGCGTCTGCTCCTCTATTGATTGGCGGGAGGTTGTCGCCTCCCGCCCTTTGCTATGCCCACCAGCCCATGCGCGTGGCGAGCTGCCCATTCGGGTAGTAGGTGCGCCAGTTCCCGTCGCTGTACTCGGTCCGCTGGCCACCGCTAGGCGCCGCAATTTCGAACTTGTCGGCCAGCACGCGGAAGTTCGACGTGTTGCCGCTGTTCTTGAGCTGCAGGCCCGCGATGTAGCCGTTGACATCGGTCATCACGCTCCAGCTCGCCGAGGCATCACGGCCGCCAGCCGCCCAAGGGCTGGGGTAGCTCTTGGAAGCCGGGACCTCCTCGAACATGGGCTGCGTCATCCACACGTAGGGGTCGCTCTCGTTGTTACCGTCAGCCCACAGGCCAACCGTCGCGTAAACTGCTCCAGCTGGAGCCACGGCTGCGATGTAGTCAAACTCCCAGTTAGCCAGTTGGATGCCGCCCGTGTTGCCGTACTGGCTGGAGCTGTGCCACGAGGTCGAAGGCTCGCTCAGCATGTTCCCGCCGCTATCCATGAACTTGATGGCGAGCCGGCGCCGAGAGCGGTGCCCCCCGAATTTTGCCGAGAACATGTACCGCTTGCCCTGCTGAACCGTGACATAGGGGGTAACGTAGACAACGGCGTAGTTATTGGGGGCCACAACGCCGCCCTTGTATACACCGATGTTGTGGCCGTTTGCAGGGCGCCAATCAAGGCCACCAAGGTCACGGGTAATGTTGCCCCACCCACCCGGGTTCCACGCATGGAACCAGCCACTGGCGTTTTCCTCGAACGAGCTGTTGACCAGCAGGTTGCCGCCACCGCCCATGGTGCCGTTGACCTTGGTGTCCAACTCCACCACCACCGAGGCATTCGCCTTGCCCGCCACGGTCGACTGCAGCCCGGTAATCTGCTGCGCCTGTGCCGCCTGCGCATCACCTTGTTGCGTTACTTTGGTCTGCAACTGGTTGAAGCCGGCGGCCGACACATCCCCCACCTGCGTTTTCAGGCTCACCAGGTCCTGCGCAGTCGCGTCCAGCTTGCTGCCCTGCTGGTTCACCGCCGTGGTGAGCCCGGCCGTTGCCGCGGCATTGGCGGTAATCTTGACCTCGTTGGTAATGTCGTAGAACTCGATCCGGTCAATTAAGACTCGCGCCGGGCCCGTAGACCCTGCACGGTTCGTCACCCACACGTGGGACAGGACTTCCGTACGATCGTCACCGACGGGGTGCTCTAGCTGGAACCGCTGCCACTCCGTGGTCAGGTTCGGGGTTGTCTGGTCATTATTGCCCTCACCAGCCACCCCACCCGTACGCACACGGCAGCGAGCCGTGATCGACGCAGTGCCCGAGATTGCCCGAGCAACAACGACGGTGCGCATGCGGCGGCCGGTGCCCGCCTTCATACCCGACCAGCGATTACCGTTGGCGAACAGACCTGGCGACTGGGTCGCGTTCTGTACCACGGTCACGTCTACCGCCGAGCCGATCTGCCCCGCACCGTTGGACCACACAATGTCACCACCGGTAGCGCCCGTGTTCGTCTTCACGAACGGGGCCATGCCGCCGTCGAAACCGGAATTGGTGTTGATGTTGTCGCCGCGGTTGAACGTGGTGGTGATGGTGGTATTTAGATCGGTGACCTGGCTTGCTGTGCTGGCCAAGGTGTTCTCGGCGCTCGTTACCCTGGAGGCCAGCCCGGTGATGGCTTGCGCGTTCGCCTCCGAAGACTGCTGTGCACCATAGGCCTCAGTTACGTCGGTAATGACAATGTCATCCAGCAGCAGAATCGACCCGATCACGCGCTGGGACTTGGGGTCGGTCGCGTGACCAGGGAGAGAAACGAACAAGCGCCCCTGTGCCGCAGACGCGTTGGTCGTCACGTAACCGCTCACCTTCGTCCACGAGGTTTTCGACAGACTGGCGACACCCCAATTCACAGTCGTCCAAACATTGCTCGTACCGCCAACACCTGCGGCAGAGGTCTGAACTCCAATGCGCAGATTGCTCTTGTTGTCGGGCGGAATCTCGGCGCTACCAGAGGAAAGTGCTGCCCATGCCTCGACGTACAGGCGTCGAACTCCGACGAGGGGAATGAACTCGGTGACCGGATAGCAATCGGCATTTAGGTCAGGGCGTGTGTCAGACGGCACCTGAATCAACAGGCCACGATTTCCATTGCGCTTTGCCGACGTGTTGACGGTGAACGTCGTGCCATAGCCCTGGGACAGCAAATGGCCATCCGCGAACTGCTCAAACGTCCCCGATGGGAACATCCCACCACCACCGGCCAAGCTGGCCTTCATCTCCGACTGCAGCTTGATGACACTGGTCGAAGTCGAATCGATCTTGCCCTCTGCCGTCGTCACGCGGGTCGTGAGGTTCTGCAGGGCAGATGCGTTGGCGTCGGTCCTCCCGGAAACGCCGGTCAGGTCGCTGCGAAGCGCCGTCAGCTGCTCAGCCTGCGACGTGACAGTGTTGCCCAACTGCGTCACGCTGGTGCTGAGGTCCGAGATCGCTTGAGCGTTCGCGAGAAGTTCGGTCACTTCCTCCAGCGCAACGTCGTCGACCCACAACGTACCAGCCGTGTGGTTCATGGTGAGCGACAGCTGCAACGCCGTGATGGACGTGTTCTCCGCAACGGTGTACACCGCTCCCAGGTAGGTCCATTCGCTCTTCCCCGGCAAGAAAGGCGTCGCACCGCCAACAAGTGCACCCGTCTGCGTACCCAGCCGCAACTTGCTGTTGTCCGCCGTGCCGTTGAAATCAGCAGTGGTTCTGTACCAGCAGCCATAGCGATACTTCTTGCCAGGCTTTGCTTCCATGTCCCGGCCGCCCGGCAGAATCCCGTTTGCTACAGCAGTGCGCACGCCGTTTACACCGTCTGCACGGAACGCTGCACCTCCTGCACGACCTTCCGTTGCAGCAACCAACATGGTCGGGCTGCTGTAGGACCAACCCACATCACGGCCAGCCTGCCAGCCACCGTTCACGACCAGGTTGCTTCCCTGCGAAATCATCGACGGCAACGTGGCGTTGATCGTCGTGATCGACTGCGCCAACGCGTTGGTGGTGGTCGCGGTGGCCTCCTGCAGCGCCGTCACCGATGCCGCGGTTGCCAGCGAACCGGTTCCGACCGGCATGCGAGCTTCCATCGTGCTGATGCGCTGCACCTGCGCCGAGTCCGCAGCCACTCGGGCTTTCAGCTCCTCGTAGGCCAGGCCCGCGGTCAGCTGCAGCGGATCCGTCCCGGTGTAGTTCCCGCGCATCTGCACGGCCAGTGCGGTGCGCTGGGTGGCCTCCGCCGCGTCTGCCGTGATCCGGGCTTGGGTTTCCTCCTGCACCAGCGCCACAGACGCACCAGGCTGCGGACGCCCCACGGCGATGTAGTCGATCAGGTAGTAGTTGGCGACGGTCTGCGCCGCCCCCAGCTGCAGGCGAATCGCATCAACCGTGGCCGGCCACCAGGCAATGTCCTGCACGTCGACCGTGGCCACGCCATTTACGTCCCACGCCGGTTCCGGGATGGCCGCACGCTTCTGCGTGTTCCACGCCTGGTCGGTGGCGGTGATCCACTGCAGGAACCCGCTCCACACCGGCGAGCCCACGCGCTTCACGCGCAGCTTCACGAAGCGGTATGCGCTGCCGTCCACGGCCAGCGCCACTGGCGACTGTACCCACGGCGCCGTGGCGTGGTTTGCGGGGCGCAGCCAGCCATCCACAAGCGTAGGGGCACCGTTGCCCGTCCACCCTTCGGTGGTCTGGTTGAACGGCCAGAGCTTGATGCTGTCGAACTGCGTGCCGCTGCCGGCCGCAACCTCTGACACTGCGCGCGCCAGCGATTCATCGGCGCTCTGCCGCAGTTGCTGCTCATGGCTGATCGCCGCCTCGCGCTCCAGCTTCTCATTCAGGAGCGCATCGATTCGCGCCTGGGCCTCCGCACTGATCGCCTGCATGGCCTCGGTCACGCCCTGCTGCCGCAGCAGCGCTTCGGCGACCAGGTCCTGCGCCGCCTGTGCCAGCCCGGCGGCGCGGGCCGCCGCCTCGTCTGCGATCGCTTGGATGCGGGCACTGATCTCCGCCGCCAGCTTGGCCTGCTGCTCAGCCAGGTCCTTGGAGGTGGTGGGCGGAACAACACCCACCACGGTTCCGGTGCCTGTCTTGCCGCGCACGGTCGGGGTGATCTGGAACCACCACGTCTTGCCGCTGCCGTCGCTATAGACGTACCGCGTCTCGGTGGTGCGGTGGATCTCGGTCCACGGCCCATCTTGGCTCTCGCTGCGCGAGATGACGTAGACCACGCCCTCCAGATTGACGGCGTCCCATTCGAGCACGACGCCGTCGGCCACCGGCGTGGGGGTAACCCCGTTCGCCGGCGGCAAGTCCGGTGCCTTGAAGGGCACCGGGAACCACGTGGAAAAGCGCGGTGCCACCGGAGACGCGGACGGCAGCCCGCCCACGCCGATTTCCACCAGCGTGAGTTTCCTTGCTTGCATTGCTGATTACCTCGCGTTGAGTGCTTCGCGCAGCGCTGAACTGCTGGCGTTGCGTACGCCCTGGGTAGTGGTAGACACGAGTTGGCGGAGCAGCTGGTTCTGCTCGGCGAGCAGAGCGTTGCTCTGCTGTACTGCGGCAGTGGTTTGCGTCTGAGCGTCGTTGTTCACGACCAGGTCGAACACGGCCCGGCTGAAGTTGTCCGGCAGCGCCTCGATGGCGTCTGCCAGCGCCCCCATGCTGGTGCCGTCCTGCTGATTGAGGTCGCCGACTTTCATGCCATCGATCAGGCCCGTCACGCGGCCGTACAGGCTGTTGTAGTCCCGCCCGCTGGCGTAGAGGTTCCGACCAAAGCCCAGCGCGGCCTGAGCGGCCGCCTGTGCGGCGCTGGTGTCGCCACCAGACACCGCCCGCTCCAGCTCCTTCATCGCCTCGCCCAGCTTCTCCTGGTCCGTCAACGGCGATAGATCACTAATCGACAGGCCGTACTGCATGGCCTTCTTGTCCTTGTCGATCTGCGCCTGCAGCTTGCCCATGTTGGTGGCACGCAGCGCCTCGATCTTGGCCAGGTCCTCCGCACGGGCGCCGGACAAGCCCAGCGCCTTGGCGTAGTCATTGGCCGACTTCACCTGCTTGCGATACGTGCGCTCGATCGACAACGCCTGCGACTGGTACTGCGTCAGGTTGGCCGTCATCAGCTGGGTGCTCACGTCGGCCATGAGGCTGGCGTAGTTGCCGAGCAGCCCGGTCACCTTCTGCACCTGGGTGGCCAAGTCCGTGCCGGCGACGCCGGCCAGGTCCTGGAAGTAATCGACCGCCTTGTTGACCTTGTCGACTTCCAGCCCGTTGAGTGCTCGGCCCAGCTCATCGGCGTTGCCCACGGCCAGCGCGATCGACGCACTGAGCGCGGTGAACACGTCCGCCGACTCGAAGTAGCCGTCGAGCTGGCCACCGAACCCCGCCGCCTTGACCGCCTCGGTATACAACCGATTGGTCATGTCGCTGAGGTAGGCCTCCAGCTGCGCCTTGGCCTCGGTGGAGTCCGCAGACAACTGGAGCTTGCCCAGGTCTACTCGCACGCTGCCGAGCTTCTGCGTCAGGTCCACACCCAACTGCTTGGCCAGATCGGTAGCCGCGCCACGCACCTGCCGCGCCGCCATATCGAACGTGCGATCGATGCCGGGATCCAGCGCACCGAACTGCGTCCACTTCTTGTCGCTGCGGAACAGGCCGCCCTTGGCCTTGATATCCGCATAGCTCTGGCCGTCGAAGCCGCCGAAGCCATAGCTGCCGGTGATGCCTTGGCCAGTGACCTTGGGCGCCTGCCGACCGAACAGCTTGGCGTGGATGCTGGAGCCGGACAGGATCGACGCAACCTTGTCGTTGAAGCCCAGGGCACGGAACCCCTTGTCGGCCAAACCGACAGCCCCGGCGGTGGCGATCTTGCCGGCCCAGCTCTCCCCGTTGGCGATGTTCCAGCCTTGATCGAACAGCTGGGCGTTCTTCATCATGCCGGCCACGATCCAGCCGATGATCGGCACCGCCGCAGCCGCCGAGCCGGCAGCACCAGCTCCAGCACCAGCACCAGCGCCGGCGCTCCCGCCGCCAATCAGCCCCGAGAAGCTGGAACCGGTCATCCCGGCCATGCTGGTCACGTCGCCGAAGCCTGTCAGGGTTCCCGCCGCGGCACCTGCCGAACGACCGAAGCCGAACAGGCCCTGCCCCTTGGAGAGCAGGCCGGCCACCGTACTCACATTCTGGCCGCCGGCCGCAGAGCCATTGCCGCCGAACACCCCCATCAGACTCTGCAGGTTCAAGCCACCGCCCTGCCCGTTCACCCCATTGAGGATCTGCGTCTGGATCGGGATCACCAGCTTCTGCTGCAGGAACTCGCGGGCCAGATCGCGCAGGCCCCGCTTGGCCGCGTCCTTCAGGTCGTCCCACAGGTTGTCGAAGTCGCGCATGCCCCCGGCAACAAAGTCGGCCATGGCATCGGCCACATCGCTCACCCCGCCCACCACGATCGCAGCCCATGCCTCGACGTTGGCCGCTGCCTCCTCAGCGCGCATGGACAGGTCTGCCGATGCCCGCGCCGCGGCCAGCATGGACTGCTCGTACTGCTCGTAGCTCGCCGCCCCCTTGGATAGCGCCAGCGCCTCCTTGCCGCCAGCGGCCTCCACCGCCTTCTGCAGCTCCTGCCGCATGTCCCGCTCGTTCATCATTTCGCGCCGCGACAGCTCGCGCGCACGGCCGACTTTGCCGAGCATGGCGACCTCGGCATCCATCGTCGCAAGGAGCGCCTCGGGGCTGGCCAGGGCCTTCTCGATTTCAGAAGCGACCCTCGCATACGCCAACGCGCTCTCGCCCATCAGTACATTGGCGTCAGCCTGGGCGATGGCCCCCTTCTCCAGCAGCTCGTTGTACTGAGCCATGTTGTTGAGGTGCCTCGCCATGGCCTCGGCAAGTGGGCCGTTCATCGCCCCGGCTGCCTCCTCTGCTTGGCGCCGGTAGCGCTTGATCGATTCGGCATCGGCATCGCGATCCTTCGCACCTGCACGCTCTGCGGCTGCCGACGCCTTGCGCGACTCCGTGAAGTTCTTCTGCGCAGCGGCCAGCTCCGTCTGGAGCCGGATGTACTGGGCGCCCTGTTCAAGGTACTGCTTGACCTTCGGGTCGTCGCGCTTGGAGAAGTCGACGCCGCTGGCTTGGGCCTCCTTGAACCAGTCGCCCACGTCCAGCTTTGCCACCTCTGCCGCGCTCTTGCCAACGCGCGCCAGCTGGCCAGGCAGCGACTGCATCGCCGACGCGATCCGCTTACCAGCAGCGCCGGCCGAGTCCCCCAGTGCATTGAAGGAGCCCGACAGCGCGTCGGTGGCACCCTTCGCCTGAGTGCTGCTGCCAGTGAACGCATCCAAGATCGCCCGCTTGCGATCGACCTCCCTACCAGCAGTCGCAGCGGCGGCGGTCTCTTCCGTGAGGCTCTTGGCCACCGTAGCGGCAGCGGGCGAGCCAGCAATCATCGCCCGCCATGCTGCCTCCAATCCGCTGGAGAATTCATCGGCGCCAATCTTTCCAGCCTTGAAGGCAGCATCGAGCCGTTGGGTTTCTTGAATGAACTCGGATGCCTGGCTCGCTGTAGCGAAGTTCGTCGCCGCCGCCACCATCTCAGTGATCGAGCCTGTGATGGTCCGATAGTTCTCATCGATCTCCTTCTGCAGGCGCAGAATTTCACCGGCCTGCATCTGGGCGTTGAGGGTCTTGAACTTCTCGATGGCGGTGTCAGCTGCACCACCGAAATCGATCAGCGCGGCCGATGCTATCGCGGTGTTGTCGCGGAAGATCAGCCACCCGGCTGCGGCGGTGGCCAGCATCGTGACGATACCGGCCGGGCCTCCAAGCATCGCGAGCGTCGAAGCTCCAGCGCGCGCCACCCATCCGGCATTTGCGGCAGCGGCCTGTCCTTGTGCTTGAGCAAGCAGGAGGACGGCCTGCCGATGCTCCAGGGTCGCGGCAGCTGCCTTGGAACTGACAGACACGCTTCCGCCGATCGCAGCGGCGCGCCGCACCTCCGCCTGAGCATCAAGCATTGCTGCGCGGGTCCGTAGCTCAAGCTGCTGCGCCGCGGCGACGTTCTGCGCGGCTGCGGCCCGATCTGCTGCCATTCCAGCGTTAGCTGCAGCCACCCGCGCCAGTAGGGCCTTCAGTAGTGGGCCAGATGCCACGGCAGCGCCAGCAACCGCTACCATTTCCAAGTTGCTGGCAAGCGCCCCAATGCCCGCAGAAAGCGCTTGGGAAGCCCCCGTTGCCTCATCTGCCCTGCCGATCATCTCAGTCAGGTTGGTATTTAGGTTGGTGATCGACTGCGAGACACGGACTTGCATCTTCCCGAACGAGTCATCAACGCCGTCAGACATTTTCAGCAGAGCGTTGACGATCTGATCGGCTGCGACACCGCCATCCACCACGAACTTGCGGAGACTGCCGCGGGCAATGCCCATTCCGTCTTCAATGGTCTGCACCAGCTTGGATGCGCCATCGACCATCGAGTTGAACTCTTCGGCGCGCAACGTACCTGCCGCCAGGGCCTGGCCAAACTGAGTAAGCGCGCCCTCCGACGCAGCTGCGCTACTACCCGACATGGCAATCGTCTTGTTCACCGTCTCCACGATCCGCGCTGTCTGCGCGCCCGTTACGCCGAGTCGATCCTGAACCATTGCCAGGTTCTGATAGAGACTCGCGGTGGCGTCCAACGGCTGATATGTCGCTTTGGCGATCCGGACCACATCCTGCTGGGCCGCAACAAACTCGGCCTGCGAGGCGGTGACCAGGCGAATGCGGTTGCTCATCCCGGTCCATTCGTCAGCCCGGCCGATTGTCGCCTTGACTGCCGCCAGAGCCGAGCCCATCCCGACCGCCTCAAGCGTCACGCGACGGAACCCTGCCGCCACGTCATCGGCACCACGTCGCGCTGCCTCAGACATCGCCGACTGAATGCTCGACATGTCCCGTTGCACTACTCGGGCCGCTTTGCCGCTGTCCCGCTCGAACGATCCGGACTTCAACAGAAGGTCGACAGTGAGGGTGTACAGGCTCATGGTTTCATCCATAAAAAAGGCCCGCACTGGGCGGGCCTTGGGCTACAGGTTTTCCGGGCTTTGCGCCCGATCTCTACTCAACTTCGACTTTCTTCCCGATACGCTCAAGCCAGCAGAGGGCGGTCCCCAGTCGGTAAACGGCCCATGACATGGCCAGCGCCCACCCGGTGCTCAGCACCACCGCGAACACGTTGAGCAGGTTCCAGTCGTGGGAAACCCCGCCCCACGACGTAACGCGGGGCACACGTCCAAAGGCGAACACGCCAACCACTCCTGCAACCAGCGACAGCAGCACCATCAATCGGCCCACGTCCTCCAGCCCAGATCCAGCCTTGGCTGGCAGCTTTTCTGGCCGGGGATCCCCCTCCGGTACATCGACTTTGCTCGTGTGTTCAATCATTGCCGCTCCCTGCTCGTTGAGATCGGGATTGTGCCAGCGGGCAACCTGCACAACAAAATCAGGCCGGGATTTCCTCAAACTCCATGTATCCCGAGAAGTACTGCCGGCCGATGTTCTCGGCACTGGGCAGCTGGGTCGGGAAGCCATAGAGGGCGGACCGCGCCGCCAGGGCCGGATCAAACGCCTTCGTGACCATATCCCGGTACTGGGGTACTACACAGGATCGCCGCCGGCCCGAGAGTGCGGCCCCGATCGTCTCCCAGTCCATGCCGCTGAGGCCGTTGCCGCGCACAACCGGTGTGGAACGGCCGGACAGAGTGCAGGTCAGCCTCCGATACAGCGCGCCGGGAACCGTGTTGACCTGGCCGCCCTTGGTCCGGGCATGGACGCTGGCGTCGATAGTGGCCACGGCCCAGCCGTCCTTGATACCAACGTCCACCACCCGGAAGATCGCAATCTCGCCCACATCCACGTTGGTGGCCGTGGTGGCGATCTCCACGGACACGACCGAGACCAGGGCGCTGGCCAGCGGGAACAGCCAGGCGCAGACGCTGCCGTCCGGCAGACGCACAGTGGTCCCGGTCGCGCCGGCAGCGCTGACCTGAACGCCCGGCGGAATGTTGAGGCCGAGAATCGCGATGATCCCCGGGGCGACAGCGTCGGCCAGGGTGATCGTGATCGCCAGCGAGCCTGTCCGCCGGATCCGCGAGGCCCTGCCTGGCTTCCCGTCGAAGAGCGCCGAGCCCTGATCCGCACTCAACCACGTGCCACCGGTCAGGGTCACTGTCGTGACCGCCGGCATGCCATATCCAATCAACACGTCATCATCCCCACACCGTCAGCACCACGTCCCCCGTGGCAGGGTTGCGCTCTACCCGACGCACCAGCACTGGCTTGCCGTCCTCGAGGCCGTATCGACCGTAGGTAAGCCGACCGATCTGCCCGGGCAGCGGCGCCAGATCCTGATCACCACGGACGGCCAGCTGGTAGAAGTGGCGTTGCACCTGGTACATGCCCAGGACACGCTCAATTTCCTGCTGCGCATCGGCCGCGTACCAGAACAACGAGATGACCGGGTCGGCAGCCTCGGCGCGCTGATAGTGGGCGTGCAGTGGACCAGCACCATACACCTGCCCCCGGTAGAGGCCGGTCAGCTCATCGCGCCGGGACTGGGGCACGTCGACAACGTCGGTGACCAGGTCCGATGCGCCCAGCGCCTGGCCGTTGGGTCGGTAGGCCATGCGTCGGGTCAGGTTGGGAGCGTCATCGGGCACCATGACCAGATCAGCCGCCAGATCATCCTCCGACAGGTCGAAGGCGAACGCACCGGCATGTGCCTCGGGCGCGGTCACGCGGACAAAGCGCAACACGCCAGCAGGATCCTGGTAGCAGCCGGCGCCGTAGCTGGGCAGTAGGGAATTCAGCGCCGCGCGGCCGGTGATGGCTGTGCCCGCGTAGTAGCCGATCCCCATGTAACCCGTGGCTTGGTCGATCACCGCGCAGTCGCTGGCCGACCACGCCGCTCGGCCCAACCGGGCCATCACATCACCCACCGCCTGCTCCAGCCGCGCCGGCATCATGCCCGCGCCGATGCTGGAGGCGTCAACCACGACCGGCGTCACCGGTGGCGACTTCAGTAGCAGCTGTTGCCCGTCCGGGGCCTCGTTGTAGGTGTTGATCTCCATCAAGTCGCCGCGGTCCATCACCGCATTGACGTAGACCCGGCTGTCAGCGACGAACATCGATGTTGCGTCCGAATTGGCGCCCATGGCAGGGATGCTGGCCACCGCGCCGATCACCACCGGCTGTGGCTTCCATGCCAATGACGCGACATTCGGCAGAAACACGCCCCGGTTGATCGTCTCGTCCAGGTAGTCGTGCGCATCGCGCAGGTGCAGCGTCTTGGTGCCGTCATCGTTGATCTCGATCTGTTCGATCGCGCAACGGAAAGCTGGGACCGCGTCGGCCCGCATGCCGCTCTCGGGTGCCAGCAGGATCTGCACCGAACTGCCAGAGGCACCGGTGCCCGCCATCCCGTCCAGCAAACCTTCCGCGTCGACCACGACGCACTCGGCGGCCGCTGCCTGGGACACCGGATCACCGCCCCACGGCCAGAACGCCAGCTCCTGAATCAGGTTGACGCCCTCGGCCACCAACCCCTCGTAACGGGCATTGGCCGGGCTGTCGCCGGGCGCGGATAGCCAGTCCACGTCGGCCAATCGGGTCGGGCTGACGGATGCAGTGGGCAACCGCCAGCCAGCGGCCGCCGCCTCGCTTCGCGGCCCCCACTGCCCGGCGTTGACAGCCAGACAGAGCCCCCCCGCCTTCGAAGCGCCCAGCGACGCGGCGAAGAACAGCGGACCGGACAGTTGCAGCTCACGCACCAGGATCTGCGCGCCGTTGAGGTAGAGCCGCAGCTGGCGAGGAGTCGAGAACACCACCTGCAGCCCGACAATATCGCCATGGGTCACTGTCGGAAGGCCAGTCGCGATCGCACCACCCGCCTGCAGCAGTCGCCCGGCGGCGAGGTCCCAACCGATACTGGTCAGGTCTGCACCCAGCGCCTTGTTCAGCGCTGCTGGACCGGTGGCGAATCCTACGAGTGCTGCAACGGCGTCATCACCCCACACGGCAAACTCCACGCCCACCGTCCCGGCATCAAGGCTGAAATCGGAACGCGCGTGGCTGGCCAGCGTTGTGGCGCCGGTGGTGGTCAGGGTGAGCCCACCATCTCGCGCAGCGAGTACCGGGCCAATGGGTGTGGCGGCGAACCGCCCGAATGTGTCGGTCATGGTCATCCCAGTCCGTCGAACCAGTCCTGCGCCTCGTCCTCATCGGACCGCGGCACGAGAGCGTCGAGGTAGTGCTGAAAGGAGCGTTTGGTCCCGCCCTGGCTGTGCGAGGCGGTGATGTACGCGACGAAGGCAGCGGGCTTGATGTGCAGGCTCACGGGGTCGATGGGGTTCCGCTTGTGGAACTCCCACCATTCCAGGAACTCGCGGCGCGACATCGTGGCCCGCAAGTCCGACACCGTCCGGTGCAGGTGACCGGCGAGGACCTTCCAGAACCAGTCCTCGCCACGCTGCCTTAGCCGTTTCCCGCGTCGGCCTGCGCCTGCGCGGCGTCGTCGCCGAAACCGGAGTGCTTCATGGCCACGCGCTGCAGCTCGGCGGCCACCAGCGGTTTGAGCTGGGCGGCCTGCGTCACGTTCATGACCGGCTTTCCGTCTTCGTCGCAGATGGTTGCCGCGATCAGCTTGGCGCGGTCACCCTCGCCCCACAGCTTGCGGAACTCAGCATCCGGCAGCTCGCGCACGTGGAACTGTGCCCTGGCGCCGTTCGGCAGGGTGATCGTGTCAGCGTGCACGTCCTTGGAGGCGAACATGCCCAGGTCGGTGAACGATTGCAGGATGCTCACAGGCTGCTGCGGCTGGGTATCTGTGGTTTCGTTGGTCTTGCTCATGGGCCGTTTCCTTGAATGGCGACAGGGCGCGCAGGCCGCGCACGGCTAACACGCGGAGGATCCGCGCGCCCTGTCAAAGAGAAGGCCCGCCGAAGCGGGCCGAGAGAGAGGGAGAACGCCGTTGCGACGATCAGCCGCCCACCGAAGGTCGGTTGGTAGTGACAGCGCCGGAGCCACGGATGGTGATCGTGGCCTTCCAAACGTCGTTGTCCTGGCTGGTCACCGCGAAGTTCTGGACGAAACCGTCGAACTGCTTGGACAGCACGTCAGTGGGCGGGGTGATCTTCCCCGCAACCGCAACCGGCTTCGCCGCTCCTTCGGTTTCCGACTTCGGCGCGGTCACCAGCCAGTTCACGACAGCGCCGGTCTTGTGCAGTTCTTCCAGCTTCTCGTGATCTTCGCTGTCGTAGATGATCTCGATGCTGGTGCTGCCGGTCTGCTTGCGGCCGGCTACGAACTGATCCCAGTCGTCGTCGTAATCGGAGATATCGATCTCCGACGCCTGGCCATCGGGGAAGCCAACCGAGCGCAGTCGGGTCACCTTCGTGACCTCGGCCGCACCGGTGGCGACGAACAACTGGGAGTGCTTCGACTTGATTACCTGTCCCATAGGGGTTTCCTTGCGTAGTACCCGTCGCCGGGCATGAAAAGGCCCCTTGCGGGGCCGGTGGGTTGCCGTTGTGTGGATCAGCGCAGCTGCAGCAGCCGCACGTCGAATGAAATGCCTATCGCATCCGTGCCGTCGCTGTCTGGCGTTGGGTTGTACGACTCGATGCTGCCCACGCGCTCCACCACATCGCGGATAGCGACGGCAACGCCGTTGGCTTGGCTGAGGACCCCACCCCATACGGTCATGCGGACCCGCCAGCCGTCAGCCGGCGGCGGATCGGACAGCATCGCGGTTGGCGAGCCGTTGACCACCTCCCACGTTGCGTAGGGGAGCGGCGTGTTCTGGGGCGCGCTGCCCAGGAACAGGCGGACGGGGTCGCCGAGCTGCTGCCGGACGATCGGATCGCCTTCCAGCAACGATTGGATCAGGGGAACCATCATCGCCAGCCATCCTTCTTCAGTTGCTTGTCCAGCGCCGCCCAAGTTTCATTGATGATCACCTGTGCCGCTTCCGGCCCCTTGGCCTCACCGGCGGGTGTGAGGAATGGAGAGGCCCGCATCTTCTTGGTGCCGAACTCCACGAACCGCCAGTAATAGGCCCACCCCGCCTCCTCGTAGACCCTCCCAACGCGGCCACGGCGACGGTTGCGTTTGGTGTTGGCGTACTTGCGGCGGCGCCCAGTCTTGACGCCCACCGTGAAGTACTCACCGCCTTGGCCCACACCTGCACGCTGCCGGCTCCTGCTGTTGGCTCTGCGCGTCACGATCTGCGATGCCATGAACCCCGATTCTTTCGGCGCCCGGCGCTTGGCGTCGTCCCGTATGACGTTGCCGCCCTTGCGCATGCCGGCCTGGACCGCCCTTCCCTGGATCGCCTTGGGGGCCTCCCGCAGTGAGCGCAGGAGGCCGTCCAGACCGTCGATCTTCACCTGCTCAGACATTGGTCAGCCCCGCTACGGCGATGATCGCCACCTCGCTACGGTCGTTGCTGGGTGCGATGCTTTTGATATCGAAGACGCGGCCACGGAATACGATCCGCCACTGAGGATCAACGTCACGCGGGCGTATATCGAACCTAACCTGCTCCCGGTAGCGCTCGGCACCGGCGGCGACCGCCTCTGTCGTTGCCGCAAGATTGTTGGTGGCCTTGGCCCACACACTCACAACCTCGACCCACACCGGCTTACCTGGGCCGCCCAGTGGATCGCGCGAATCAGTCTTGCGCTCGAAGCGGATACGGTTCTGCAGATCGCCATCTAGAAGCGTCATGGCATCATCACCCTTCGGTATGGGCGCAGAAGGCTCTTGGCACCGTTGGGTAGCTCTACCGCCTGAGCCCCCACGATCACGTCCGTGCGGTTCGCGTACAGGTGACCGAGCGTCAGCAGGATGGCAGAGAAGACGCTGGCATTTACAACAACGCCGTGGATGCAGGCCTCCGCCTCTGCTGTCGCCTCGCGATGGGCGACAACCGCCAGCCGTATCGCGGCAGTGCGCTCGTCGCCATCCTCAATGAACGCCGCGTCTGCAAGCGCCTGGCTTTTTGCAAGCGCAGCGGCCTTCATTGCAGCTGGATAGCTACTCCGTGCGAGAGCCAAGGCGTCGGCGTCCTGGTAGATCCGCCGATTGAGGTATGCCTGCGCTGCATCCTGCGCGCCGGCAATCGCGACCTGCAGCTGTTCCTCGGGGTAATCGGCCTCAACTCGCACATGCGAGCGGGCTTGTGCGAGTGAGACGATGGGCATATCAGTCCTTCTTCCCTTCAGCCAGAGCAGCGGCCAACTTCTCCGCCCCCCAGCGCTTGTCGAACGGGATACCCGCAGATTCAAGCTGCGCCATCAAGGCTGGCTTGTCTTCGGCAGCGACCTGGCCCTTGCCGTCCTCGCCGGACAGCTTGTCGACGGTCTCGGCGATCAGCGCCTCGCGTGCGGTGTCCTCGAGCGCGTTCCAGCCCTCCACCGACAGCCCCGAGGCTGCGTGTGCGCGGCCAACCACGGCGCCCAACGACAGGACACTGCCGTCGGAAAGCTCGAAGCTCGCCGGCTGAACACTGGATCCCAGCAGGACCGGGGGCGGTGTGTCTGCCATCAGGCTGAGAGCACCGACAGAGAGTGCGCCGGCCTCCAGCTCGGGCGGGCAGTCATCTCCGGCAACGAACTGGACGGGATAGATCTCGCCTTCCGGCACTCCACGGAAGGGCTTGATGAACTTTGCCATTGCGGCTCCTCGATCACAGGGTGGATGCCGGGCGGCGCGAGGCCGCCCGACGGGTGGGTGATCAGGCCGAAGCCGCGATCTTGAGGGCGCGCATCGGCTCCGGGTTGTGCACACCGCCGCCCACGCGCTTGGTGGTGTAAAACATCACGTAGGGCTTGTTGGTGTACGGGTCGCGCAGCACGCGCACGCCCTTGCGGTCGTACACGGTGTAGGTCTGCTTGAAGTCGCCGAACAGCGCGGCGACGGCGTTTGCTGCCACATCCGGGATCGCGGCCACGTCCTGAACCGCAAAGCCGGCCAGGGTCGACGGCTGACCCGCCACCAGCGACGGCTGCCACAGGTAGTTGCCCTGGGCATCCTTCAGCTTGCGCACCACACCCTGGGTCTTGCGGTTCAGCGCGAACTTGGCGCCCGCGGTGAATGCCGACGGCAGGTCATAGACCAGGTCCAGAATGCTGTCACCGTTGATGCCGGCCGCCACACCGCTGTTCACCACCTTGATCGCACCAAACGGGTGCTTGGCCGCGTTGGCGCCACCGTCCACGTAGGTCAGGATGCCGAACGGCTTGTTGACGCCATTGCCGGAGAAGAACGCATCGCCCTCCTGCTTGGCAAACTCCAGCTCGACCTCGCCGGCCAGCCATGCCTCCAGGTCAATCTCGGCATCGTCCAGCAGCTGCTGGGTTGCCGCCGGATTGGCGTAGATCTCGCCCCAGCCGAAGCTGAGCGGACGCAGCTTCGCCGTTGCGGTCTCCGGGCGGGCATCTTCTTCGCCCACCCAGCCCGACGAAGTGCCGCCGGTGTTGTAGAGCTTCGTCAGGCCCGCACCAGAGCAGGGCTGCACGTTGGCCAACTGCCGCATATCCGACACGATGACCAGTCGGTCGGTGATCGAACGATCCCATTCGACCGGGGCCAGGTATCCACCTTCATCGGCCGCACCCTTGTTCAGGGCCGCCTGCACTTCACCCTTGCGGAAGTGGGCACGGAAGGAATCGGTGTACTCGGCATCGGCGACGCCGCTGCCAGCGCTGCCGCCCCCCATCTGGAAGGCTGCCAGCTGGGTATTGGCCGCGTCGACCGCAGCCTGCAGCCTGCCGAGCTCGGCATTGATGTTGTCAACCTTCAGCGCCTGCAGGGCATCGGCATTGCCCTTCTTCACTTCTTCCAGCTGCTGCGAATGCTCGGCTCGGAAGTCGGCAAACGCCTTGTTCAGCGCCTCCACTAGCGACTTCACATCGGGCTGGCTGCCGCCATCGGCGCGCACGGAAACGAGGCCACGCGGGACGCAGCCTTTGTTGATCACATTCATGGAATTACCTCTTGGTGACTTCGGAAAGTAGGTTCTGCAGCAGAGCTGCGTCTTCAATGCCAGCGCTCGGCTTGGCAGGTTCGGCAGCGCTCGGCTTGCCGTTGAACAGCGATTTCAGGGTGTCGCGTCGCATGGATCGGGAGTGGCCAGCCTTGGCCATCGCCGCTTCGACCAAAGCCAGAGCCTTGCGCCCACCCGATGCCTGCTTGGCATCCTTGGTGGCGGCAGCTCCATCGAGCAGACCATCGGCAAAGCCGTCTTCCACCGCCTGGGCGGCACCGATCCAGGTCTCCTCGTCCATCATCCGAGCCGCCTCGGCCTCGGTGACGCCCGAGCGGGCCGCGTAGACCTTGGCCATGGCCGTGTCGAAGGGCTCCAGCAGCTTTGCCGCGTCGGCCATATCGTGCCGATTGCCGATGGCCACCGCCCAAGCGTTGTGGATCATCAGGAACGATCCGTCACCCATGAGGATCTCGTCGCCGGCCATCGCGATCACCGACGCCGCCGACGCGGCCAGGCCCATGACCTGGACAGTCACCCTGCCCTGGTGCTCTCGCAGCAGGTTGTAGATCGCGACACCTTCGAAGAAGTCGCCGCCGGGCGAGTTGATGTTCACCACCACGTCTTTCTCGCCGATGGCGCGTAGGGCGGCGCTGATCCGCTTGACGGTGACGCCAGTGCCCTCCCAGTTTTCGCCGATCGAGTCATAGATCGAGATGCTGTTCGCGTCGTTGCCGGCGGCGCGAACTTCGGGCTCCCAGCGTTCGAGCGCGTCGGGGCGCATGTCGAACTGGGCGGCGCCGAGCCGTCGCTCGGCACGGATTTCAGGCAGCTGCCGGAGGCTCATTGCTCTTTCCCTTCTGTGTCATGGGGTTGATCAGGTCGTTGGCCCCGGGCTGATCCGATTCGGGGTAATCCAGAAGGTCGCGGACCTCGTTCTGCGTATGGAACGGCGCCGTACCGCCGGAACCGAGAGCGGCCTTGAAGAAGTCGGCCTGATCCTTGAGCGTGCCGCGCATCAGCGCCCGCACGTTGAACTTGGGCTGGTAGCGCTCCAGGTCCCGCTCGTCGATCAGCGATCGCGCGACCGCCTGCTCCCAGTTGGTGAAGTGCTCCAACATCGTGTACTGCAGGAAGAAGATCCCCAGCTGCTCGATGCCAGTGCCCCAGCTGGTGTCGCTGAGGAACAGGAGCGGTCGGGGGACGCCGTAGAGCCTGGCCACCTCCTCCACCTGTGCGCTGCGGTTCTCGACGTGCTGGGCTTCCTGGGCGGTGCTTCCGAACTTGTTGGCCTTGGCCCCTTCCTCCAGAAGCATCCACTTCTGCGCTGCTGTCGCTCCGGCGTACTCAGTGTCCAGAGAACCACGCATCCGGCCATAGGCCAGGTCGCTCAACGCCTGCGGAACCTCAATGGCACCGCCAGCCATGTTGCCGGTCTCAAAGATCCGGCTTGCTGCCTGTTCCGCATCCAGCGCCAGGCGGATAGCCCGATCTGCCAGCTTCATCCTGGACAGACTGGTCACGCCGTCTACGGATAGGTCGCGGATGTGCAGCACTTCCTCCTGTTTGAGGATCACCTCGCCGCGCTTTTTGCTGTTGAACCGATAGAGCATGCGCCAGTCGTCGCCAAGCTCTGCCCGCACCGCTGGGGAATCCAGCGGGATAAGGTGGATTGGCCGGCCTGCTGACCACACGATCCGCGCGTAGGCATCCCCGTGCCGCTGCCGGGCCAGCTCCATCTGCCGCTTGAACTCCAGCGGCGTCTGCCATGGATTCGGCTTGATCTTCAGCAGGCGGTGCGCGGGATGCTCGGTGGCTATGCGCTTCTTCCCACCCGACTCAACCAGGTTCAGCGGCAGCATGCCGATGGTCCCGCAGATCAGAGACAGGCAGCGGAGCACTGCCATGTTGCGGAGCTGGTAGCCACCGCCACCGTGCCCACCTTGCGATCGAATGAACTCCAATAGTGCCGGGTCGTCCATCCCAGTGAACTGGCCAGCCTGGGCCCGCGCAGCTTGTGGCGGAGGCGAATCGCGGACCGGCGGAGGGTTCCAGTACCGGTCCAGAGACGCCAGATCTTCGGCATTGAAACGAGACATGAGGTTCCTTATAGGAATCGAATGCCGCGGCTCTCGTAAACGGAGGTGCCGCGAGCAGTTGGATTGAGTGCCATCAACGAAACCGCGTTGAAGAGCGCCATCAGCGGATCGATCTTTGCTGTACCGCTGACCTGCTTGGTGATCGTGATGGCGTTTCCGGCTGGAACCACCTTCGCATTGCCTACCGACCACGCCATCAGAGGTTGCCCGGCGTGGATCAGGTCGCCACCGGCCAATGCACGTTCTGTCGTCTTGATGGCGCCATTGAGCTTCCAGCCTTGGGAGACGGCCACGATCTGCTTGAGATCGATGCCTCGATCCTCGGTGGTCAGCTCATCAACAATGGCCCCGATTCCTGCCGGGTCCACCCCGATCCCGTTCTCTTCAGGCATCAGGCCCGCCTGCTTGATCCGGCAGATGGCATCGGCCACCTGATCCACGTCCTGCCCCGGCAGCTTGACGATGGTGAGATCACCTGCCCGCTCGAACTCGCGAAGCTTGGTGACGATATCCTTTCGCCGCTCCAGCACGATCTCGTGCGCCCAAGCGTGAACCCAGGCCAGCCACTTGCGTGTTTCCCGTTCACGCCCTACCGCTGCCAAGCCCAGCAGATCGTCCAGCCCACCGCCATCGATCCCGGTGGTGATCACCTCGCAACGCTGCAGCAGATCATCCAGCGTCGCCACAAGCTCCGGACGGGCTTGCTGTTCCCAGAAGTCCGCCCCGGCCCAGCGATCCGAGCGCAAATTGAGCCCGACTTCGACATTCGCATGCTTGGCCAGAAAGCCCCGTAGAGAATGCTCGCCAGCCTGTTCGGCCTTCTCGTATTCCCGTCGCAGGAACTCCGAGTCCACCGACACCCCGAAGTTGGGATTGACTAGCTGCATGTTCTCCAGCTTCAGGTGATCGCCAGCGGAAACCATCTCAGGTGGGTGCTCATAGAGCACCGGCAACGACTGAGGGTCCACGATCTTGCCATCACGTACGTCCCGCATGCGCTGCAGGTCCTGCTTGAACACACCCGCCGGCGGCTCATCGGACTGGGTCGTCAGCTTGATGACGATCCCTTCCGGGCGCGACGCCAGGCCACCGACCGCTTCGCGGAACATCGCCTCGGCATTGGGGCGCTTGCCGAACAGCCACTCCTCATCGATCAGAACCCAGCTGGCTTTCTTGCCACCGACTGTTTCGCTATCGGCCGCGACCACCTTCAAGGTGGCCCCCATCGTCCGATGGGTGATGGTGCGTACATGGTCCTGCACGTGGAACAGTTCGGACAGGTCGTCATCGACCTTGATCATGTCCCGGGCCGGCGCGAACGCGTTGTTGGCGATTTCCACGGTCGGGGCCAGGATGATCATCTCCGCTGACACACGCCAGTTCAGGATCAGGGCAGTCACCATGATTCCGGCCGCCAGCGTGGACTTGCTGTTCTTCTTCGGGATCAGCATCAGCACCTCGCGAATCAGCCGTCGACCGGTCTCCGCGTCGTAGGCGCCAAAGATGGCCGCCACAAAGTCGAACACCCATGGCTCGCAGGCTTCCCCAAAGGTCGGGCTACCTGGTGCATCGACGATCCGCAGCTGCTTGAAGACCTGCAGTGCCTCTTCCGCCTGACTCGGGTATATCGGCGGCGGGATGATGCTCTTTCCCGCACGCAAGCGATCCACCCAGTCCAGGCAGGCCGTTGTGTAAGCGATTCCCATCTCAGTTCATCCGAGGGCGGGGCGGAGCGGAAGGGGCGAAGCGACCGGCCACTGCCTGAGCCTTCTGCTGCCGCTCCTCCTTCTTGCCGCCCTCGCCCTTCTTGGCGTGGGTGTAGGGCAACGCCGCCGAGGCCGCTTTCACCTGCAGTGCAGTCGCGACCACGCGCCCCAGTGCAATGTCCTGGAGAAGGGTCAGCATGTCCTTGTCCTCTTGCTCAACCGGCACTGACTTAGTGCGCTTGAGAGCGCCACCGCCGGGCTGGGCTTCCAGAGAGACCTTCACCGCCGAGGCCTTGGTATTTGCTGATTTCTTCGCGGGAACCGGAACCGGTTGCTTGGGCTTTCGACCGGCGCCAGGCCTTGCGCCGCCTGCGTTCTTGCGCGGGCCGCCGCTCTTGCCTTTGACGCCTGCCATTTGCTGATTTCCTTTCCTGAGGGGAATTTTTTCCGTGCGTGGGAGGGTGCGCGGTCTAGGTCCGAATCGGCTCCATACTTTTGACGCCCCCTCCGTACGCTGGCGCCAAGGGGCCGTGGAACACTCGCCGACTGCCTTGCACTCGGTCTGGTTTCACGCTCACAAAATGCCGCGCTCAAGCCTCTGCTTAGCGCCATCGTGGCAGGGCTTGCAGAGCGGCTGATGGTTCTTCGGATCCCAGAACAGGCGGTGATCACCCCGGTGCGGAGTGATGTGATCGACGACCGATGCCGCCACTACTAGGCCCAGAGCCCCACACATCACGCACAGTGGACGCGCCTCCAGAAAGCGCGCTCGATACTTTTGCCACCGGTATCCGTAGCCACGCTTGGTGCTACTCGTCTCCGTGCCGCGCCAGCCTCCTGGCGTCACACTCTTAAGCCGTGGAGATATCCCGCCCACGCGTGGAGGGACCGTGCGAAGGCGCGCCATCAGTACGGCTTCCCGTCCAGGTCGACTCGCTCAGGCTCGGCACCTTCGTCTTGCACCGGTGCGCCAGCTTCCTCACCCAGCAACTGGGCAACGGCCTGCACCAGCAACCCCACGTGCGTCGCCAGCTCGGCGATCTGCTTGCCCTGCTGCTCAATGACCCCAACCAAGCGATCAATGCGTGCATCGCTGCAACATTCAACACGCGAAGCCAGCGACGAGGTCGCTGCGTAGCGCGCGACCTGTTCTGCGCTGAGCGCCGTGTCCCGCGCGCTAACCCGTGTGGTGTCCATCAGCAACCCTCGTCGTTTGCAGCACCAGGCCGCGGCGTATCCACCGGTCCACCCGGTCCCAGTCCGGCTCCATCCCGGTTGCCCGGGCGAACCACATCACTGCGGCGAGGTAGCAACGAAGCCACCACCGCATGCGTACTGCCGCACGCACTGTCAAAGCCATCAGAACTCCTCCATTGCCCAGCCGCCGCCGTCCCGCTTGGGCTTGGCTTTCACCGCAATGAAGCGGAACGGGTACATGGCGGCGGCGATCTTGATCTTGGCCCTGGCATCGTCCTGCCAGTGGCCCTTCACTTCGTGGCACTCGACCACACCATCAGCAGCCACCACCGCAAAGTCCGGGGTGAAGAACGTGTTGTCCGCCAACCTCAGCTTCAGGCCCTCGAACTTGTGCCAGAGGATCTGGCCCGATGCCTCCAGCGCGCGCAGGCGCTCGGCATAGGCAGCTTCAGTCTTGTTGAGCTCGCCGGTCTTGAGCCGGCCCAGCGCCAGCATGCGGCGCCCTGCTCCAACCTGGCCGGCCATCATTCCTCTCCAGGTGGATCGGTCGGGCTCCGTTCCGCCGGTGCCGGCATCGGGTGGTGGCGACGCGGTCGCTCCCCGCACCAGTACCGCACCGTTGTGCAGATTGCATCAACGATGGTGCACAGGCCGATGACGGCGGCAATGCACACCACTCCCTCTACCCAGTTCATGCAACGGCCTCGGTCGGGAACAACGGGATCACCACCTGCGCCTCCAGCCTGGCCAACTCCCGCTGCAGTCCGGCCTTCTCGCGCTTGCGGTTGTTCATCAGGCGCGAACCGTACGAACCCTTGGCGGCGGAGTTCTTCTCTTCCACCTGGACAGCCTGCAACTGATACCAGACAGACAGTGACTGGACCGCTCCGGCACGCCGCGCTTCGCTGAATGCCTGAACCAGCTTGACCTTCAGGTCTACAACCCTCTGCGTGTTACGCGACAGGGACAGGAGCAAGTAGCACTGGTCTTCATTCAGAAGTGCATACGACTGCGGACGCCCACCTGCCGTGCCTTGGACAGGTTTTGCGATTTCAAATCGCAGAAGCCCCAGCTGCTGGAAACTACTCTCGTATCGGGTGATCAGTCGAAACGAGCTGCGGTGGTCAGTCCCGAGCTGATCGGCAATAGTTCGACTATCCACTCGCGGCCCGTCAGTGGCTGGTATCAGTTGGATGACGTTGGACATACCTGCTCCCTCTGGATCTGCCTGGAAAGGAAGCGCGGCCAGCCCGGAGGGCAGGACGACGGACGTTCGGTAGCGAACCTAGGCCGCGCTTGAAACGAGAAACCCGGCACTTGGCCGGGTCTCAATGTGTTCTGGGTTGGAATTCGGTTTCCCGACTATTTGCCGTCCAGCTGCCGGATCTCGCCCAGCTGGTTGTTGCACTGCTGCAGGCTCAGGATGTTGGCGTTGTAGGCCGACACCACCTTCTCGACAGTCCGATCCTGCGCCCTGGTGATCGGGCAGGGCTGAGTCAGTGCGGCCGGCGGTGCGATCGGCTTTTCCACGGTCACGTACACCACCTGCGGAATGTCCGGCTTGCTGATCTTGCTGCAGCTGCCGAACCCGCACAGCGGCAGCGCCGCGGCAAGGATCACAGCAATGGAATGGCGTCGCATAGCTTCTGCTCCAGCTGTTGCCGGCATCCCGGCTGGTTCTTCGCGTCCTGCAGCGCGCGCTCCGCCGCTGTTGCCCGACGCTTACTCTCGGCTGCTGCCGCCTCCGCCCGGCGCGCGGCCTCATTGGCAGCCGCTCGCTGCCGGGCCGCTTCATCGATCGATGCCTGGGTCTGCCGGTTCACCTCCTGCAGCAACTGGCTGGCGACGGTGGCCGCGCGCAGATTCTCGGCCGCGTCAGCCTCAGCAACAGCGCGCGCCTTGTCGGCCTTGGCGATGGTGGCCTGGTCCTTGGCGGACTGGCGATCTTCACCGCGCTGGCAGCCGGTGACGAACAGGCCGCCAGCCAGCGCCAGGACCGCGAGCAGTTTCAGCAGGTCGGCGTACGGCCGTAGTGGGTCCAGCATTGGGCACCTACATGAAGGGGTTGCCCTCCTTGGGGTACGCTGCGCGTGCTATCGACACAGCCTAAGGAGGGCAACATGGACACGGGACTACTGGAAGACATCAGAGCGCTGCTAATAGGCAGACGAGCAACGCAAATTCGGATCAACTTGAGCCGGGCCGAATCCGAGGCAGACATTGAAGAGATGGAGTTCGATGGCGAGATGCATCGGGTCCTAACTCGGGCAGCAGCCTTGCGCTCAACAGTCCGAGAACTAGAGTCCGACAAGGCACTCATTGCTGAATTGCTTCGAGAGTGATTAGGAAGCCAAGGAGCTGTTCAAGGCCGGGAATTTAACTGCCTGCGCAGCTCCTTGGCACGGGCGAGTCTCTCCGCTCGTTCCGCTGCAGCAATCAACGCCGGGAGTTCAGGCACCAGCCACCTGCGCAGCCAGAGTCGCAGATTCCACTTGTCGTTCATTCCGAACCTCCTGCTCTTATCGTGTCGCTGTCCGGATCGAACGGCGGCGGCTCCAGGCCGGCCGCGCGCATCAGCCCTTCAAGCCGGTAAATGTGGCGGATGAGCCGCAGCTCCCTGGCCTCCATGCGGCCAACCCGTTCGCCCAGCCGGGTCACTTCCTCGCGCATCAGCTGGATCACGTTGACCTCGGCCCCTTCCCTGGCTGTCTCTACGAACTGCTTGCGCCACCACAGCGCTACACCGCCGGCGCCGACCATCAGGCCACCAACGGCCGTGCCAATGGCCTGCCAGTCCACGTCGACCCCGATCATGGCGCCACCGTCCCGCCAGCCTTGCGGTACACGGCCAGCAGGTCGGCAAAGGTGTGTTCGTGCTGGCCGTAGCCCGCACCGGGCAAGCTCGCCCATTCCTTGGAACACAGCGCAATCGCGTGGTGAATGTGGCCGGCCTGCACTGACGCCAAAGCACCCCGGCCCTGGATCAGCCTGATACAACCCTTGTCCTGGCTCAGCGGACCGAAGTCCGCCAAACCCATCTGGCGCCGCAGGCTGTCCCAAGTGCGCGACAAGAACTGGTAGCGACCTGCAGCCGTCGACGCCAGCTTCGAGTTCAGGCGAACCAGAACACGCGGATGATCGCGGTAAGTGTTGAAGAGCTTGCCGCCCACCAGCACGTCATAGCCGCTGTTGTTGGTGGGCTGCTTGCCGTTGTCGGTGCCTTCGGACCAAGCCAGCATGTCGAGGAAGGCCACGACGTTCACGCCGCCAGCCTGTTGGGGAGTGATCTGCGCCATTGCGTCTCCGGAAAAGAAAAAGCCCCGGCTGGGCCGGGGCTTGCGTCTGGATGGTGACGAGATTGCACGCCAAAGTGGGGACCCTGCAAGTCCCCACTAAGCGGCGCGGTTCAACGCGCTTGAGAGACTCTCGGCAGCAACGTGCTCAGCGCTTCGCATGCGCTCCAGCATCCATTCGTAGACCGGCTGCCAGAACCGCTGATAGGCCGACTTGTCGGCGCCAATCGCTGCCGCGCGCTTTCTGCCGCTGAGCTGCTCCAGCCCCATCCCGCCACATGCCTCGCACTCCACCACCCCGCCACCCTCAGGGGCGGATTGAATGCGCAGGCCGTCGCAGGCCTTGCAGCAGCCACAGCTGGCCATCTCCTCAATCACAGCGCTGGCCAGCACCCCAAGCTGCTCCATGGTGTTGTTCGGCCATGCCGCAGCGCGCGCCTCATCCAGTGCGCTCTCTGCCCGGCTCAGCTCACGCCGCTGCATATCCGTCACGGGCCCGCCGCCCCAGCCGATGCTTGCCTTGGCAATGCCGAACTCGGTCCGCGCGGTGGCCAGGCCATGCATCTGCTGGATGAACTCTGGCGCCACCAGGCCGATCACCGCCTTGCGCAGATGCTCGCGACGGCGCGCTGCGCTCTCCGGCCACCACAGCACCTCCAGCAGCTCACGCCCAAGGCCATCCGGCACGTACGCAAGGGCGGCCGCGATGTCCTGCGTCGTCAGCTCCGGCCGTCCGCCGCCACAGCCAGCGTCGAACCTCTGCGTGGTCGGCCCCATACGGCTTGCCAGCAATTCGCGTGCCTTGTTCGTCCTCATGCGCCTTCCCTTTGGTGGTTTGCTCGTGCAGCGCGCGATTGCGCCAAGTCTTGGATTACCGAACCCCTTTCGAGGGCCTTCCCCTGGACATGGGCGGCTGTAGCCTCCCCGTCACCTTCAGGGCGTACACCGGCCCCATGCTCCAGTGCATTCGCTGCCGCGAAACGTTCACCGGGTTCAACCAGGTCGAGCCCAACGTCGACAGCTTCGGGCTGCACTTCATGTGCCCCAGCTGCGGGCGGCGCAACAACTTGCTGGTTGTCGGTCGTGATGAATACGGAGCGCTGGTCGAGCAGTGCCCGCTTCCCGGTGGCTCCCATCAGGAAAGCCCCGGTCCAGCCGGCTCGGCCGCATAGTGCGTGATCGCCGGGTTGTCACCGCGCCAACTGCCGAACACCGGCCGCTTGCTCACCGAGTCCCACAGCATCAGCCGCCGGCCGTCCTGCGGCGCCTCCGCAATCGGTTTCCAGGCCACAGTTCTTTCCATCGCAGCAATAAACTGCTTGAGTCCAATCCCGGTCATGCTGCCCGCTCCCAACTGGCCGTCAGGCGCTGCACCCGCCCGCCACGCGCCTTGAACTGCTCCACCGTCTCGGCCGGGCCGGTCGCGTTCTTCGCCGGTTTCAGCCGCTTGGGTCGGGAAACGGTGTTGTGGTCCATCCGCCGCTCACGTGGGACACGCTGGGGGTTGATCCTCGGCGCCATGGCCTTCGTCTTCTTCATGCTGCCGCCCTCAGTTCGTTGATGTAGGTCTGGTTTGCAATCAGCTCGTCGTCGGAGCCGTACGTCTCGTGGAAGGTCCTCGAGCCATCCATCAGGCTCGGGCCGTAGATCTGGCGCATCGTCGCGAAGGTGTTCCCCTCCATCGGATGGCGCATGTGATGCCACTTGCAGAGCGCGTAGCCGCACATGTGGCCGCGCCGCAGATTCCCGCTCTTGGCGTGGTTGTAGTCGCAGCCGTACACCACCAACTCCGGGTCTAGCAGTCCCTGCATTTGCAGCGCCAGGCAGGCCATGCACGGGCCAGTCTTGGCCAGCTCGATCCGGGTGGCCTCTTCCTTGGTCGGCGGCGGTGCCTTCGACCACATCAGCGCGCGCCTTTCTCGCCTTGGTCGGCCAGGCGCCAGCCGTGCTGCCATGCTTCGGCCTTTTCGGTGAAGTGGCCGATCTGCTTGGCAAGACCGCCCTCCGGCTGGTCATGCCAGACCAGGTGCGGGTTGTCGCTCAGGCGCAGGCCATTGAGCCGCGCCGAGTAACCGGCGTTGATCTCCTTGGCGAATCTGCTGCGCGTGCTGTAATTGGTGAAGTCCATCAGCCTCTGTTCCTCGTCGTGTTGCGGCGTTCCGCGATCAGTTCCTGGTTCCGCCTGTCCCACCCGGCCTGCCAGCGGCGGCGCCGCGTCACACCGTCCTGCCCCATCTCGTACCGCGGGGCCGATTCGCGACTGCGGGAGGCATCGCGTGCCCAGCGGCCGGCCTGCTCCGCCTGGACCAGCTCCGCTTCAGTCACCATCGAAGTTCAGCTCGGCCGCCGCGCGCTCCATCGCAGCGCGCGCCGACTCCCGGTCACGCACCGGCCGCACGCCGTGCTTCTCCTGCTCGATCGCCAGCACCGGCTGCGGCAGCGGCTTGCCGTCGACAACATGCTGGACAGCGCGCGTGTATGCCTCCTCCAGCATTCGGCGCTGCTGCGACCCGTGGTCGGCCGAGGCGTAGACGTGCAGGTCCAGCAGCGAGCGCACCAGCACCGTGAAGCCGCTCTGCGGGCGGCCCGGCGCCATCTCCCGCTCCACCGCCGCCATGACCGGAATGTCCAGGCACATCGTCAGGAACCTCGGTGGGTTCGGCGGCCACTCTCGGCCCTCGGTCAGGCAGCAGGCCATGCCGCGCGCGTGCTGCGCCCGGCTGCGGCCCTTCAGCACCTGGAACCACGTGCCGGCCGCGATGGTCAGGCTGCCGTCCTTCTTCACCGGCGCCGCGCCGTTCTCGCGCTCCCACTTGCCCGGGAACATGGCCGTCATCTGCTTCCAAAACTCCCACAGGTAGGCCGTTGCCTGGTCGCTCACCGGCTCAGCCGACGACGGCAAACTCGGCGTCGACGACATCGCCAGGCTCGAACTCAGCTCTGCCACCGTGGCCACCGCCTCCGCGTTGGGCGTAGAACTGCCGTTCGAGCTGCTCGGTGCGGTCGGCAGAACCGTGTTGAGGGCTTGCATGGGTTGCTCCTGCGGATGGCTGGGCGACAGGGATCACGGGCAGCGACAGGCCGGCGGCCATCGTCTGCATCAGGGACTGGTTCGGGTCATGGCCAGCGGCCATCAGGTCGATCAGCTGCTGGCGGACCTGCAACCAGCCCTGGACCGACAGCGGGCGGCGGATCGCTGCGCGGTGCCGGACGAACCGGGCCAGCTGCTCGCGGTCGATGCCGTGTGGCGTGCTGCCGAATCCGGCCAGCTCGCGGTCGACCTGCTCAGCGGTCAACGCCAGCGGATCGGCCTCTCGCTCACACTCGCGGTGTGAGTGTTGCTCTTGGTTGCTTTTGGTTGCTTTAGGTTCGGGTGCAATAGCTGTTGCACCCTTTTCGACGTCTGGTTGCACCCTTTCCTGCGTCGTTTTGCACCCTTTCAGACTCTGTTTTGCACCCTTTGCAAAGGGTGCAGAATTTGCACCCTTTGAATTCTCGGGCTGTTCTCCAGCGTCCCTATCCATGGCCAGATCACCACCGGCGATCCAGTACGGGCTGATCCGGTACTCACGCGGACGGCCGCCGGACTTGTAGCCCTTCATGCGACCACCGCCCTCGCTGACGACCTCCAGCCAGCCGATGCGCTCCATCTTCCGGAGTTGGTACTGCACCGAGCGCTCCGATTGCCTGGACTTCACGGCCAACGTGGCAACCGACGGGAAGATGCGGGTGCCGTCGTCGTGCGAGTTATCGGCCAGAGCCAGCGCCAGCAGCAGCTCACCGCCACCACCCGGATAGCGCTCGAAAACCATGCCTGTCATGCGCGCAGCCACGTCAGATCCCCAATGCCAGGTTCTGGCCCGGGGCCACCGGCCACCAGGTGCACGCAGGCTTGCCGGTGGTGGCGCACGGAGCGGTCGGCCCACGCCAGATGCGCCCCTCTCGGGCCAACTCAGGCAGACGGCGGCCCAGCATGTGGCGGTCCAGGCCGGTCAATACCGAGAGATGCAGACTGCTGTGGCCGGGATGGCGGGTCACAGCGGCCTCTGTCTTGGCGTGCTGGACGCGCAGCGCCCCGGTGGCGACAAGGTCAGCAGCGGCTACATGGCTGCCACTGGGATCGGTGGAACGGGCCAGATGGCTCATCGGGCGGTCTCCAGTCCCATGGCGCGAATCACCGCCTTGCGGAACGTCAGTGCGCTGATGACCAGGTCGTCGGTTTCGTTGATGATCTTCTGACCGTGGGGGCGGTCCTTCTCATCAATCACGCCATCGGCGACTGCGGGGCTGACCGCCGCGCAGAGGTCGCCAAAGTCCTTCATCAACTGCCCAACGCCTACGGTATCGGCGGACGTTTCGATGGCGTCCATGCGGATCGGCAGGATCCCGCGACGGCGCCCCAGCGCGCGCTCACAGTTGCTGCGGTACGGCTCCGGCAGGCTCATCACCCAGGCATCTTCGAGATCGGCCGGCAGCGTCTTGACCACGCCGTCGAGGTAGCGGCCCAGGATCTGGCCGTTGTGCTTCTTGTCCGCGTCGCCGTCCCCTTCCCCACCGAGGGTGATGCGAAACGGCACTTCGCGGTCGTCCTGCGCATACATCGACAGGTACTGGTCGGCCACCACCATGGCGAAGCTCCGGCGGTTGGTGCCGGTATCGCGCAGCATCTGCTCGGTGAATCCGTAGATCACCGTCTGGCGCTTGGGCAGGAAATGGGGCTTGGGCTTCATGACAGGCTCTCAGGGGTGGCGCACGATGGGCGCCATGGAGATCAACAACTCACGGACGACGGGCGTCGCCCTCCTTGCGCTACGCTGGCGTTTCCACACGAACAGCCCGCAAGGAGGGCAACATGGAAGACACGGAAGCAACTGCTGCGTTGATGGCGATTGCGGCACTCAGCAGCTGTCTGATCGAGGCTGGAGTGGTGGACCACCGCGAGCTGACCAGCGCGCTGCGGCTGGGTGTGACCAACCTTCGGGACGACGGGAAGCCAGTCGCAGCCGAAGCGCTGGAAGATTTTGTCGAGGGGGCCTCGCTGGCTTGGCGAGTAGCGAGCACGGCCGGCCAAGCGCCAAACTGAGAGCAAGCCAGAACCAGTTGTTGAAGGCGCGCTGGCGACGATGGATCGCCAGCCGCCGCTTCAGTGCGTTCATTTCAGGCCACCTCAACCAGGTCCGGGCGAAGAGTCCGGGCCGCAGCCAGCCCCGCGCTGAAGATCAGTGCGATATCCTCGCCAGCGAGGTCGTGCTGCACCGCGTAGTCGCGGATGCGCGACAGGTGGTGCTCCCGCACCTGTTCGGGGGTCAGGTCACACATTGGGGTTCTCCATGGATACGGAACAAATCGAAACTCGCGGCGCGGACGGCCGCAGGGTGTGGGTCATCAAGCACTTCACCCGCATCGACACTTCGGATCTGGATGGGCCGAGCTGGGTCGAGGGGATGGCAAGGCACACGCTTCGAGACGGCAGCGCCGTCAATGCCGACGCAGACGGTTTTGAAGTGGTCGCGACGGGCGAGCGCTTGGTTCGGCTGTAGCCCATCACGCCACCTCGATAGGGGCGATGCGGTCTGCATCGGGGTCTTCGTTCGCCGGCATCGCCGGCTCCTGCTGCTCGGTGTGGCCCAGCAGCTTCATCACCTGCGGCAGCGCCGGGACCATGTCCTCATCCGCCCAGGCCTCGACCTGCTCGACCGGGAGCTGCAGCAAAGTGGCCAGGTTCTTGTCGCTGGCCATACCCAGCTTGGCGCGCAGCGCGCGCTTGCTCATGCGACTGTCGACCAGGTGGCGAATAGTTGCGCCTTCCGCCGAGCCGCCTTGGAGGAATCGGCTCGAATGCAACTTCAGCAACGCAAAGGCACTCGCAGCTCGTGGCGACTGTGATCGCCCTGTGGCGAGATCACCTACGGTTGATCCAGCCGCGCCAATCGCCTCGCCGATCTGGGCATACGTCATGCCCGCCGACTGAAGCTCACCGATGATGGAAGCCCAGGATTTGTCCATACCGGCCACACTACGGTATTCCGTAGCCGCCAGTCAACGGCATTCCGTTACGGAGTTCCGTTCAAATGATGGAATGGAGACTATTGGCACAAGAATTCGCGCAGAGCGCGAAGCCCAGGGGATCAGTCGCGGGGAACTGGCGAAGTTCGCCGGCATCGCGCCGACCACCCTTTCGAATCTTGAACTGGGCCTGTCGAAGTCCAGCACCGCCCTCCACAAGATCGCTGCTCGGCTCGGCGTCCATACCGATTGGCTGGAAACCGGACGCGGCCCCAAGGGCAGCGACGCGGCTCCCGTCGCATCGTTCTCGGAGACTGAGACGCCACCCGGCTATGTTCGCTTCGACTTGTTTGAAGGGGGTGCAGGAATGGGCGCAGGGATGGTCAACCAGGACTACCCAGAGGTGGTGAAGACCATCGAGGTCGCAGAATGGGAAGTTCGCAGGAAGCTCGGTTACCTACCCAAGCCAGGCAGGATCCAGATCATCACCGGCCGAGGGCCGTCGATGAAACCGAAGCTCGAAGACGGCGACATTGTCTGGATCGACACCAGCTGCGACTACTTCGACGGCGACGACTACTACCTGATCAACATCGGTGGCGAGACCCAGATCAAGATGCTGCAGAAGCGCGGCGATGGTCTCTACGTCGTGAGCGTCAACACTGACTTCCCAGCCTACCGTCCGGATCCGGGCGACGTGAGCATCCTGGGGAAGGCCCTGATCCACGCAGGCCTGAGGAAGTTCTAAGTAGCGAGAAAGTGTCTACTACTGTCCCAATTTGGGACAACAAAAAAGCCCCGCTGCTCGGCGGGGCTTTTTTACGGAGGCAAAAGGGGATTACGTCGCGGCCTTCAGTAGCGGCTCCAGCATGTTCTGAAGAACCCAACTCAAGATCCCTACAACTGCCGCTCCCACCGGAATCGTGATCGCGGCTATCGCCACCCACATCTTCACGGTAGTAGGCATATGAGTGATGCGCTCCTTGATCGTCGCAACATCGATTTCGACCGCGCGGAGCCGGTCATCGAACTTCGAAAAATCAGTCATAGGTTGCGGACCCGAACTCGACACAGGGGTTTCCAACGTCTTCAGAGTTGGGGCTGACGGGCTTACTCTAACAACTACCGTTCTCAGCCCCTCTGGAGAAGACGACACGACGGCGACCGGGGGCTGAACGACAAACGTCGACCCAGCTGCCTTATCAATGTCCGCCATGGTCAGCTTGCCGCAGGATCAGCCGCTGCAACGTGAAGGTCTTGGGCCATGATCAGATCCCGGGCCTGTTCGGCCTTGCCCAGAGCATCGCGCATTTTGCACAGCGCGTCGCAAAACTCGCTCAGCTTTGGGACGGGAATGATCATCGTGGACACGTCTTCTCGGAAATGCTCCACGGTATTCCCCTGAGGCGTCATCTTGGCAACCTGAACGCCTTCGTGATGGAAGAGCTCTTGTTCAAATTGCTCCTCCGTCAGGCGCATCCCTTCGCGCCAGAAAGTAACGTGGATGAACCCATCTGGGCTGGGCCCATTGATGATCAAGCCACTAGCCATCGCGCTCGTGTACGCGTTGCTTTGAATGTGCTTTACGGTCGTCTGTGCCACTGCCCTTCCCCTGTCAGCCCTTCCTAGGCAGGCGAATCATAGCCGCCACTATGCTCCACGTCATTAGTATCTCTACTACTTCAGTCCAGTGTCCCAGCCTGGCTCAGCCGTATCACTTGCAGGGGTGGCCGAGCCGTTCATGAACCAAATTCCGTAGATTCATAATTCTCTACGGAATTCCGTTTGACATTGTTTTACGGTATTCCGTAGTCTTGCCCTGTCGCCCAACACCACCCCATCCCGGGGCCGGGCGCAGGAGATCACGCATGGCCACCCTTTCCCTGGGCTGCCGATCGGCAGAGATGAAAGTCACCGCTGACCACGTCAGCGAACGCGTCATCGCAGACATGGGCGCTGCCCGCCTGCACCTCACCGCCGACGAGGCCGAGCAGCACGCACACCAGCTGCAGGATGCAGCCAAGCAGCTGCGCGCCGCGCTCCAGGACGCCGCCGCATGAGCGCCGCCCTCGCCCACCACTCCAACGCTCAGCGCGCCGCTGCAGCCGCAGGCATCGTCGCCCGCGCCGGGCGCCGATGGGGCCTCCTCCCCAACCAGGTCATCGCAGCCGCCAGCTTCGCCGCCAATGCCGTCCTGCGGCACGGCCAGAGCGCTGCAGGCGCTGTCGCCGCCGCCCGCAGCGCAGCGCGCGCACAGGCAGGTGCTGTATGAGCCGTCAGTATCGCGACAACCACCCGGCACTGGACACTCATCTCTCGGTGCTGGAAGGCGCGGCAATGGACGCGTTTGACGCCGGCTGGGACGCATACCCGCCAGGTGCGCGCTGCATCGTTCGCTCGCAACGCTATGGTCACCAACCAGTCGAACGTGAGGCGTTGATCGTCTCCACCACTGTCGATCTGCACATGACCTGCAATGGCAAGCCTTGGGCTTCCATCAGCGTGCGCACGAAGAACCTTAAAACCGGCAAGTACCGGGTTTTCTACCCATCGGTCGAAGTCGCCGGCAAGCCCAGCATCCGCGTCGAAGGCGGTGCCGTATGACCGGTCGGACGCAAGGGCCTTGGGCATACCAGGAGCAGAGCGACGCCTACACGCACATTGTGCGCGGACCCAACAACCGCTTTATCTGCCAGCTTTCCCAAGACAGCTCGGGCGAGAGCGAGAGAACTGCACGCCTGATCTCTGCCGCGCCGGAAATGCGCGACGAGTTGCAGATGCTCTGCGATGTACTCGAAGCAGGGGCAGATCTTTTGCCAGTGGAGATTGAGGCCCGAATTGCTTTCGCGCGAGTGGCCATCGCCAAGGCCAACGGTGAGCAGCCATGACCGACCACGACTTCTTCGCCGCCATGGCCGTCGGCATCCCGCCCATCACCCCGCCAGGAGCAATCCCCATGACCCAGCTGAAAGCCTTCTACGTCGACGACATGCCGACCGTCTACGCCGCTGCGACGCCCGAAGAGGCCGCGCGTCTGTATGAGGAAGACGTGGGCGATCCCTGCGATGACGGATATCCCCGCGAGGTGTCCGCTGCAGAGTTGGATCGGTCGATCCCCGAATTCGGCGAAGACGAACAGCCGACCGGCGAGATGACGACCATGCGGACCTGGCTGGAAGAAGCCAGCCCGGGCTTCCTGTGCGGGGCCGAGTAATGCGCCACTTGGCCCTGCCCTTCTTCTGCGCCGTCGTCGTCGGCCTGCTCCTCGCACTGCTCCCTTGGGCACTGCGCAACCAGGTCGACGCCGTCGCCCTCGCCTGCGCCATCGGCGCCGTGTTCTTCGCATGGCGCGGCTGGGAAGACCTCCAGACCACCTGGCCAGCCTTCAAGGCCGAAATGCAGCGCCGCACCGCCGAGCGGCAGCGCGCGCCGCTGGCCGCTGACGACACCCACTGAGCAACCGCCCGCCCGGGTGACCGGGCTCCGCGCCGACCGGACTTCCACTCGCCGGTAACCCATTCCAGGAGTCCAGCGTGCGTAACCAGCTCGACATCTTCGATCACGACCCGGCCCGCATGGCAGCCGCCAACCGCGCTGCTGCCGAGCGTGCACTGACCGACGTGCAGTTCACCGCCACCGTCCGCCAGGAACGACACGAGTATTACGTGGGCGAAGCCGAACGCTGGGAACACCTCGCCGCACACAGCGCGCGCTCCACCAACAGCAAGGACATGCAGGCATGACCACCGACAACAAGACCCTGGCGGACGTGAAGCCCGGTGGGATGGTGAGGCTTCCGGATCAGGCCGAGCGGACGCGGCGCGTGGGTAAGCCGGAGATCATCGGCGGCGACACCATCGCTGAGGCAAACGGAAAGCTCTGCTCTTTCTCGATGCGATGGGAACTGGATGGCGACTACATGCGCTGCCGGATCTGCCGGCGGCCACAGCTGACCAGCTATGCCCGCTACCCATTCCCGCACGACGACGGGTGCAAGGCCGCGCAGGTCCATGAGGCGCATCCATGGATCGCCTTTGTGCAGCTGCTGGCTCCGCTCAGCCAGGCGGTGGGCAATGGCTGAGAACCAGCATTGCCCCCCATCAATCCTTGACAGAACTGGGGGCGTTATGGCGCTGGAACCGATCCATCTCATTATCTGCATCGATCCTTACGGACTCCGCAGTATCAGTTACCGCGCCCAGAACGTCATCCTCCTCCGCGCCAGTCCAATCACAAAGCTTGGTCCTCAGGTCAGCTATGCAATCTGCTACGCCCTCAAACCATGTGCAGTCCCCAAGAACGTAACGCACCTCGTAAGGAATGGTCTTTGGTCTAGTCGCAACAGTCCGCTCGCAGGATTGCAGCAATCCAATGCACTTTACCAGGGCGTCCGCCAAGTCGCTGGGGAGAACCTTTATGTATGGCGCAAGCTGCATCGCCTCACTGGCATTCACCTGCGCCAGCAATCCAGCCATTGCCTTATCCACCCAGTGGTTGACCATGTGGCGATCTCGCTCGCCGAGTCGTGCGACCACTCTCAGGTTCAGCTCCTGCAGTGCCAAGCCGCCCGCGACAATCTTGCCAGCGAACTTTGCTTGGTGATCCAGCTCGGTGCGCGCTTTGAGGGCTGGCAGAACCCCAACACCGAGGGCCACCAGCGCCGCGAGAAAAGTAGCCAAAGCCGACGCCCACGCGGCCGCGGATTCGGTCTGGAGGGAAGGCACCCCGAGAAGGAGCACAACGACTCCGGCACCTACAGACGTGCATGTAGCGCCCAAAACGATTTTGCTTTTCCAAACGCTCATTACCCGAGCCCCCTGTGGATTGGGCTCGATTTTGCCATGGGGGCTGCTCATGCGTGAGCGACCGATTCTAATGAAAGGCAGCGACGTGCGCGCCATCCTGGCGGGCGCGAAGACGCAGACCCGGCGGGTGTTGAAGCCGCAGCCGATCCAGCCCGGCTTTCTCGATGATCCCGACGCGTACAAGCCGACGTTTCATTTCGGATTGCTGCGGGTCGTCACGTCCAGCGGGTTGTCCTTGCTGCCCTGCCCCTTCGGCCAGCCCGGGGACCGACTGTGGGTGAGGGAAACCACAGTTGACGTGGAGCGGCACGGATATCTCGGCCCGGTCTACCTGCAGTCCGAAGAGGGCGTAGCGACGCTGCAGGGCGGGCTGGCTCCCGCCTCCGATGACGTTACCGAGGTGGAGCCGCATGAGATCACGCTGCGACCGTCCGCGCACATGCCGCGATCGATGTGCCGCCTGATGCTGGAGATCACCGACGTGCGCGTGGAGCGGCTGCAGGCAATCAGCGAGGCGGATGCGATGGCCGAGGGTGTCGAACCCGAGATGCCCGACGAGTGCGCGCTCGCATTCGAGCGTATGTGGAGCTCCACCAGCTGCCCGGCCAGCTGGGACAGTAACCCATGGGTGTGGGTCATCGAGTTCAAGCGCGTGGAGCCCGCCCATGGCTGACCAGCTGCTCACCGCTGCAATGGTCCACGTGTTCGACCAGCGCGAACGCGTGATGCATCGGGAGATCGGAATGGATCTCGCAGAGCGTGTCGTCCTCGACCTGCTGGAAAACGGCTGGTCGCGCCAGTCGCTGCGGAAGCATGAGGCGGCTGGGCCGACCACGTGCGGCACCGCCTTCTACCTGCTGCGGGAAGGCGGCATCGCCGTTGCCTACTTCCCCATTGCCGAGTTCACTGACGCGAACGGCCGTGGCCTCTTCTTCGCCATCCGCGATTTCTTTCCGCCGGTCCACAAGTCTGCGCACGGCGATGTCGAGAGCCTGAAGCCGTTTGAGGTGGGCGACCTGGTTCTCTCGATGGACCGCCATCTGGATGGCTCGTGGCACTACGAAGAAGAAGTGCGGGCCAGCGAGTGGCATCGTTTGATCCCGGTATTCACTGTCGTTTCGGTGCGGCCACGCGCTGGGCACCACACGCAGTTCGGTGGTCGCGACTACTACCAGGTGAAGATCAAAGACCGCGTGGGCGGTGGTGGTGGCTTCCACGACCTTGTGCCCATCGCCGGCAGACCGTGGCAGATGCGTGGCGAGGGAGAGTGCCTGATCCGCGTAAGGCCATCGCCCTTGGCCGCCACAGCCTCTCAGCCGGTGCTGCCGGCACAACTGGAACTGTTCGCATGACCGCCCTATCGCTTCCGACGGGCTTCCAGCTCCTGCAGCACGGCCGCCAAACCGCCGTTGCTGGCCAGCGATCGCTCGTGTGGCGTTTGCCCCGCCTCTCCACCATGGAGCCAAGTCGACGAGTCTTTACGAAGGACCACGTTGGCCGCCTCCAGCACCACCAGGTGCCGCGCATTGCGCTGATGCTCGGCCAACTTCGGGCCGAACACCGACAGAAGGCTGGTGGCCGGATTCTGCAGAAGCTGCTCGGCATCGCCGGGGATGTGTTGGCCATGGTGTATCTGGCTGGCCAGTGCATCCAGAAGGTCGGCCAGCGACCGGTCAGCGCCAGGAGCCATGGCCGCCCGGATCTGCTGCCGCTGCCAATGAGTCGTCGGCCTCTTAGCCAAAACCAAGTCCTGCACGTCAGCGCTCTGTCGCAGAGCGCCCGCCTCGGCCTTGGCGCGGAGCCACAACTCCGCATGCGTCGAATTCGCATATTGACTCATGCACGCCAGTGTATGCCTGCCATCAACCACGTTTCCAATGGAGCTGACACATGACCCAGGAACATATCAGCCACCCGGAAGGGTTGCCGAACTGCGCCGCCGGACACCGCGCGCGCCACATCCACGACAAGCGCTGCGCTTCCGCCGGCGGTGGCCACTTGGTCGAGTGCGCCTGCAGGTCGACCAGCAAGCACGCGGAGCCCGACGCGGCCATTGCTGCATGGCGCAGGCTCAACCGCCCCGCGCGCAGCGCGCGCAAGGCGGAACCGGCTTTGCCAGAGAATGTGCTGCAGCTTCCACTGCTGGGCTCGCCGCGGGAGGTGCGCCGTGTCAACGGCTGACAAAATCATGCGCCCTGGCGCGCACGGCGATGTGGCGGAGCTGACAGGCGCACATACCAAGCGTCGGCAGATCCAGAATCTGGCCCGGAACGGAATCCCCCATACCATCAACGCTGCCGGCTGGCCGGTGGTGATGTGGTCGGCCGTCGATGGGTCAGCGAAGAAGGCACCTGATGTAGAAGGTGGGTGGTCAAGCAACGCATTGAGGCCTGCTGCGTAATGGGACGGCGCTCAAAGGATCCTGGCGCGATCCCGCACCTGCGGAAGCGGGTGCGGGGAAAGACCACGTATTACTTCTTCGACCACGGCGGAAAGCCGCGGCGAGAAACTCCGTTGGGTAAAAGCTACCCGGAGGCCGTCCGCAAGTGGGCTGAGCTGATGGCGACCGAAGCGGCTGTTCCGGAGATCGTGACCTTCCGGGATGCAGCGGCTCGCTACAAACAATTGGTTATCCCAAAGAAGCGCGCATCAACGGCCAAGGTCAACCTGGCAGAACTGGCGAAGTTGGAAGAGTTCTTTTGTAATCCACCAGCGCCGCTGACGAAGATCCGGCCACTTCACGTTCGGCAATACCTGGACTGGAGAACGAAGAACGGGACGGTGGCCATGGTCAGCGCCAACCGCGAGAAAGCGCTGCTGAGCCATCTGTGGAACAAGTGTAGGGAATGGGGCTTCACCGACGCGGAAAACCCCTGCAAGGGCGTGCGTGGTTACGGCGAAGCGGGCCGCGATGTGTACGTCGAGGACGACGTATACCGGGCAGTGTGGGATGCAGCAGATCAGCCGTTGCGCGATGCGCTGGATCTGGCCTACCTGACTGGACAGCGCCCGTCCGATGCTCTCAGCATGGATCGGCGAGACGTGCGCGATGGCTTCCTGCATATCAGCCAGAGCAAGACCAAGCACAAACTGCGCATTGCCATCGAGGGTGAGCTAGCCGAGCTGCTGGCGCGCTTCGGTGCCAGGACATTCAAGCGCCGCGGCAAGCAGAATGGTGCGGTGATCGTGCACACGGCACTGCTGCTGGATGAGTACGGGCAGCCGCTGAGCAAGGGCCAGCTGCGAAGCCGGTTTGACGCAGCGCGCGCCCGTGCTGGCGTGCTCAAGGCGGCTTTTCAATTTCGCGACCTGAGAGCTAAAGCTGGTACAGACAAGGCTGATTCAGCTGGCGATATACGTCAAGCGCAGAAGCAGTTGGGCCATCGTTCGGTTGTTATGACTGAGAGTTACACTCGAAAAAGGAAGGGAGAGAAAGTGTCCCCAACCAAATGAACTGCCGGACGGTGGAGCGTAGTGAGCTCTCGCTGCGTGGGCGAGCGCTCCCCTTCTAAGGCCTGTAAGGAGTTCTCGAACTGACGACCTTGTCGGCGAGCCTGGGCTTGCCAGCAGCTCTGCACAATCGTCTCATCGCATGCTCGGCAATGAGCGAGCCTCCAGTAGGCCCTAGAATTATCGCTTCAACAATATCCTCCAAATGCAGAGGGTTGCCGATGGATTTGGCGCCAAGCCTCAGCTTCAGTTTTGGCTGAACTCCCTTTGCAGTAATTGCGTAGCTCATTAGCTCGTCGTATTTGCCACCCGAATTGTCGGCAGTTGGATCGTAGACAATTCGCCACTCCTTCTCCTCACTGAAAGACTCGTGCTTGGAGAACAGTGCTGCCCTGCGCAGACGGGCGTAGTAATAGTGGACCACGCTTACAAGATCAGAGCGATTAGCCGATGGCCCGAGGGCCTTGATCGCTTCGGCGGTCTGCGCGATTGCCCAATCCATCCATTGGACGCGCTGTTGAGTCGACCGGTACTCTACGGGCGCGACTATCAATGGTGAGTCTGTGTCTTCCGCCAGCTTCGACGAATCGAAGACGATAGCGACACCTCCGCCGTCAGCGCCATAAGCGCGCCACATCGAAAGGAGGCCGTCTTTATCACCTGGATCATGCTTGCTAAAGCAGGCAATGTACGTGTCATACGAGTGTTTAGTGCCGTCGGTATCCCTTGCATCCTGCAGGGCCTCAATGACGACTCGGTGGTGATCCTCCGAAGCCACCGCCTCTGATATTGCTTTGCTTTCAAAGAACCTATCAGTGCCATTCTCAATCCCCCAACGTAGCTCCTCTCGATCGTTCATAAGGAAAGGATGGGACATCCAGAACTCATCGCCCTTGAAGATTGCTTCGGCCGTGAAAAGGTTTGTGTAGTGCGCCAGCTTAGGCGTGACCTGGGGAAAGTGCTGCGAGGGGTCGATATCGGAATGAAGGCGCTCCCAAAGGGCTTCGAGGATCTGGGCTGCTGGTTTGGCGCTCATGCGGACCTCGTGGCTTCCTTGATGCCGTGACTCTCGCAGAGCAGCTCCTGCCAAACAAGCCCTATTCGGCGACCTGGGCGACTGTGGGGCTTTTGCGGAAAAGAGTCGCTTTTGCGGAAAGCAAAAAGGGCTTCGGATTGCTCCGAAACCCTTCTGTCGCAATGGTGGGCCGTGAAGGATTCGAACCTTCGACCAAAAGATTAAAAGTC